ATCTAAATTCAAAGGCAGTGCAGGAGGTAGTGTAGGTGGTACTCAAGAAACAGGTTCGATAGGTATAGGCTCTGCTCCGTTATCTCCAAATGCACCGATTCAGAATACTTTAACACAACTTGACCAAGCTACTATCAATCGGTTAGGCTCTGCATCTAATCGTGCTTATGTATTAGAATCAGATGTAACAAACTCACAAGAAAGAATCACTCGTATTAATCGTGCTGCAAGATTAGGATAAAAATCTATTTAAGTATATGGAAAAAGAATTACCAATTTATCGACTCGAAATAAGCGAAGACGAAAACTCAAATGTAGAGGTGGACTTTGTGGCTCTTGTAGACAGACCGGCTATCGAGCGGAGTTTCTTAGCATTTGCAGACTCTTATAGCGACTATCCCGAATCAGTAAAGAATAACGCAAAGGCTGCTCTCAAATGGGCAGAAGAGAACGGATGGGGTTCGTGCGGTACTCCTGTCGGTAAACTCCGAGCGAATCAGTTAGCCAACGGAGAGCCTATCTCATTAGAGACTGTCAAGCGGATGTATTCATTTTTGAGTAGACACGAAGAGAATGCCAAGAAATCTAAAGGGTACGGAGATGGATGCGGTCAGTTGATGTACGATGCGTGGGGAGGGAAGTCTGCTTTGAGTTGGGCAGAGTCTAAGATTCGCCAATCTGAGAAGATGAGTTTTGAGATTCAAGATGAAGAGGAGCGGATCATATCTGGACCTTTGATGTTGGCAGATACTCCTATCTATCGTTATGATTCAAGCGGAGAATATTATGTCGTATTCACCGCACCGACTATTAAGAAGATTGCTCAGAAGTATTTCAAGAAAGGATATCAGAGTAACGTAAATCTGATGCACGATAACGGAAGTGTAGTCGATGGGGTTACTATGTTCGAGAGTTGGATAGTAGACGAAAAGCGAGGTATCAAGCCGATGCAAGGCTACGAGGATGTGAAGGATGGCTCTTGGTTCGGTTCGTTCAAAGTAGAGAACGATGATGTATGGGAACTCGTAAAGGAGGGAAAGGTTAAAGGATTCTCAGTAGAGGGTATATTCAATTACAACAGAGCGGAGATAAGTAATCCACAGAAGATGATGCAGCAGATAATTGACATACTGCAACAGGTATCTTTGTAGTCTCATAGTTGTTTAGTTTATTTGGTTACGGAGGGGTGTTTCTACACTCCTCCTTTTTTATGTGGTCACTTAGTTGATTAGCTTCTATTTATGGTTAAATTCAATTTATGTCACCATTAGAAGCACTCTTGCAGATTAAGCAGATGTTCGCAGAGATGCCTCAACAACCTGTAAAAGCACAGGAAATTGAGGTTTCTATCGAGCCTGCTGAAGTTGAGTATAAGGAATATGTACTCAAGAGCGGAGCGAAGGTCAAGATTGATAATCTCGAAGTTGGCGGTAAAGTTATGCTCGTAGATGATGCAGGTAATGTTACTCCTGCTCCTGCCGGTGAACACGAACTCGCTGATGGAATGGTTATCGTACTTGACGAATCCGCTACCATCGTAGAAATCAAACAACCTCAAGCAGAGGAAGTTCCTGCTGAGAATCCTGTCGCTGAAGAGTTGAAAAAGAAGATTGCAGAGATGCAGTCTGAACTTGAGCAGATGGCAGGTTACAAGAAAAAGCAAGAAGAGAAGATGGCTGAAGTAGAGGCTAAATTCTCTAAGGCTATTTCTGAACTTACCGATGTAGTAGTAGGATTGATTCAGACTCCTTCTGTTGATCCCACCGAAAGCAACAAACAAAATTTCAACAAGGCTGTGCCAAGTCGCGATTCTAAGATTAGCACATTCCTTGCTAAATATGCTCGTAACTAAATCTTAAAAATTAAAAATCAATAACAATGGCATTTGACGTTTCAGCACTTGCAAATTACACTAAAGAGAATGAAGCCCTCTTGGTAACGAGTTCCGTACTCGGTGCAAAAACCGCTTCTCTGATTAAGGCTCAAGGTAACGTAATGGTGGGAGTTAAATCTTCCGAGAAGATCAACATTATGGATACCGATGCTATCTTCCAAGCAGGTGGTACTTGCGGATTCAACGCAAGTGGTACTACTACGTTCACTCAACGTACTGTAACTGTTGGTAAAATTAAAGTAAACGAATCTCTGTGTCCTAAGGCTTTGGAAACAAAGTATTTGCAGAAGGCTCTTCCTGAAGGAAGCCGTTACGATTCTATTGCTTTCGCTGCTGAGTATACAGACAAGAAGGCTGCTCGTATTGCTGCTCAACTTGAGACTGCAATTTGGCAAGGTGATACCGCTTCAGTTAACGTAAACCTGAATAAGTTTGATGGTTTGGTTAAGTTGATTGGTACTTCTGCGGTTGAAGCTAATAACTCAACTTACTACGGAACTCCTGCTACTTCTATCACTTCTGCTAACGTAGTAGCTATCGTAGATGCTCTGTATCGTGCAATCCCTGCTACTGTTGTAGCTGCTGACGATATGACTATCTTTATGTCTCAGGATGTTTTCCGCCTGTATACTATCGCTCTGAAGAATTCTAACCTGTTCGCTTATACCTTCGATGGTAAGGCTGATAGCGAGTTCTTCCTGCCCGGTACTTCCGTGAAGGTTGTAGCTACTCCTGGTCTTAACAACGTAAGCAAATTGTATGCTATGCGTTTGAGCAATATGTTCCTCGGAACTGACCTTTTGAATGAGGAAGAGAGATTTTCTCTGTTTGCAGCAATCGAAGCAGACGAGGTGCGATTCGTATCAGAATTCAAGATGGGTGTTAACGTAGCCTTCTTGGATGAGGTTGCTTCTTTCATCATCTAATCATAAGGGGGAGGTAACTCTCCCCCATTTTTTTAACTAACTCAATTAATAACAAATGGCTTGTGCATTAACTCAAGGATACACTCTCGATTGTAAGGAGTCGCTCGGTGGTATCAAAGCAGTATGGCTGATTGCTCACGCAAATGTGAGTTCAGTTACAGAGGCTTCTGGTATCGTTTCTGCGATTACTAAAGGTGCAGGGAAGGTATTCTACAAATATGAGTTGGTTAAGAACACAGGTGCTTTGACTGAGACGATTACTGCTTCCGTAGAAAACGGAACTGTATTCTATGCTCAAGAGATGAGCATCGTGCTTAACAAACTCCAAGCGAATACTCGTAATGAGATTCTGCTTCTCGCAAAGAACACTTTGATGGCGGTAGTTCAAGATGCTAACGATAAGTATTGGCTCGTTGGTCGCTATCAAGGTTTGGACATTACAGGCGGTACTGCTGCTACAGGTACTGCTCAAGGAGATCGTAGCGGTTATACTTTGACTTTCACGGGTGGTGAGAAAGAACTCGCTCCTGAGGTTACAAGTGGTATCATCGCAGGTCTTACTTCCTAAGCTTTCGTGGCTCGTTATAGGTAGGTAGAGAAGCCGTCCCTTCGGGGGCGGTTTTTTCTTTTTGGGAAAAAATCAAACTTTTTCTATTTATAGGTATGATTCACTTCACTAAGAGTTCGACTTCTACGATTGTGCTTACGTTGACTGAGAAGCAGACTCTCACGAATCCCAATTATTTGTTTTGGTTTAAGAGTCGTGGTACTAATCAAGAGGTCAAGTTCGTGGTATTAAATGCTGCGGATTTGTCTCCTCATAAAGACAGATACAACGAGTTCGATATCGTAGTAAATACAAATTTCGGTAGTAGTCCCGAAGGAGATTGGGAGTATAAAATCTACGAACAGGCTTCCACTACGAATCTTAATCCATCGTTAGCGACTTCTCTTTTGGAAAGAGGTATAATGCGTTTGTTGGATTCTGGCAATCTCTTGGAAGTGAATATATATAGCGAAGATTATGAAACGCAGGTTCAGTCTGCTCTTGAAGTTAGCGATGAGGACTTTAGCGGTTATCTCGTTAACAATCCCGATAATACTGTTATCGTTCCTGACGCACCTGATAACTCGTTTATTTCGAATAATCCTGATAATGAATTTATAGTTTTATGATGGATAACATAGTTATATTGAAATTCGCAGAAGCGAAGCAGCCTGAGTATCGTGAGAGAAGGGGTGTAGGGTATATAGAGTTCGGTGATAAGAACGACTATCCTACCTACTTGCTTTCTATGTACAATAAGAGTGCAAAGCACAATGCGATTGTACGTGGTAAGGTAAACTACATTACAGGAAACGGATGGGCTTCTAAGGAGGTTGATCCGAATGCTGAGTTATTCATTAAGAGTCCGAATGCTTACGAGAGTTTGGCTGATTTGACTCGTAAAGTTAGTATCGACATCGAGGTCTTCGGTGGTGCTTATCTCGAAGTTATTTGGTCTAAGGTAGGCGGTTTACTTACTGAGGTATGCCATTTGGACTATACTAAGATTCGCTCTAATAAAGATAATACGCAGTTTTGGTATAAGAATGATTGGACAGATCGTAAGGAAGAGCCTAAGATTATCCCTGCTTACAATACTCAGAACAGAGTCGGTAAGCAGATTCTGTACATTAAGGAGTATCGTCCCGGCTTGGATACCTATTCTCTGCCCGGCTATATTGGTGCGATTAACTATATCGAGAGCGACATCGAGGTAAGTAAGCACGTTTTGGGTAACGCACAAACAGGGTTTTCTGCGAGTAAACTTATTACTCTTCCCAATGGTGAGCCTTCACCCGATGAGAAGCGGAATATTGAACGTAGGTTTACTGAGAGATTTAGCGGTTCAGATGGCAAGAAGTTTATTTTGTCATTTGTTCAAGATGCTGCTCGTAAGCCTGTGGTAGAGGATTTAGGTGCTTCTGATTTGACTAAGGAGGATTTCGGTAGAGTTGATGAGATGATTCAGCAGAACATTTTTGCAGGTCATCAAATTACCTCTCCTGATTTGTTTGGTATCTCTACTCCTGGCTCATTGGGTTCTCGCTCTCAGATTCGCGATTCTTACGAGGTGTTTAAGAATACATACGTAAACGATAAGCAGCAATTTGTAGAGAGTATCTTCAATCAGTTGGCAAAGCAACGTGGAGTAACTTCTGAACTTTACATTAAGCCTGTAGAGCCTATTAGCTACGAGTTCAGCGAATCGATTATCAGCCAATTTGCACCCAAAGAATGGATTTTGGAGAAGATTGGGGTAGATATGACTCAGTACGAAAATAAGCCAGCAGAAGGCTCTGTAATCGCTCCTGAGGCTACTCAGGCTATGGTTAACGAGCATCTGAAGGGAATGAAGGGTAGAGAGTGGCAGAACTTCCAACGGATTATTCGAGAATATAACAAAGGGAAGATAACTCGTGAACAGGCTTCGCAGATGCTGAAGAGTGCTTACGGACTCGGAGAAGAGGAGTTAGCTACGTGGTTAGGTGCTGACGAGTTCAGTAACGATATGGATGCGGTTCTGCAAGTATTCAGCGAATATGGAGAATCTACTCAAAACTACAAGGCTCTGGCTACTCGCCAAGTGTTTAGCGGTGATTTAGAAGAGCAAGAATTGAAGTTCCGAGATGAGGTAATCGATGATACCTTAGATAAGAAAATCTTGGATGTAATTGCTAAGAACAAAGGAATCAACTACGAGGATATCGCAAAGGCGGTTAAGGAGGATGTAGCGGTAATTACAGAGCGGATTAATAAGCTGAAAGAGTTGGAGGTGATTAAGGTTAACGATGCAGGTATTCCTAAACTTACTAAACCTTTGACTGAGATTATTGATAAGCCGGTAAAGACTACCTTTTTAGTTCGCTATTCTTACGAGTGGAAATCAATCGTACCGACTACCGAAAGGAATACTCCTGCTCATCCTTCTCGTCCTTTCTGTGCGAAGCTGATGGAGTTAGATAGGTTGTATACTCGAGCGGATATCGAATCTATTTCTCGCAGATTAGGTTATTCAGTATTCGATAGAGGCGGTGGATGGTGGAATATGGGAGATGGAGTTAACTCTCCTTCTTGCAGACATCAATGGGTAAGTAAAGTGGTAATCAAGAAAAATAAGTGAGATGAGTAGGAATATACTTTTCATATCAGTACAGACAATTAAAGAACGTACCGGCTTACATTCAAATGTGGATGATAAGCTGATTAATCCTGAGATTCTAACGGCTCAAGATATGTTTATCCTTCCTGCTCTTGGTTCTGCTTTGTATGATAGGCTGCAAGATGGGATAATGAATCAAGATTTGACAAATGATGAATCGGCTCTTTTGGACACTTATATTACTCCTTGTCTTGTTTATTATGTTATTTCAGAACTCCCTATGGGTTTGTCCTATCAGTTTTATAACAAAGGATTGATTCGCAAGAGCGGAGAAGGGCAAGAGAATCCATCAGCTTCTGATATGATAGATGTAGCTGACAGATACAAGAGTCGTGCTGAGTTCTATAAGCAGAGATTAGTAAAGTATCTGATGGAGAAGAGTGGACAGAATCTGTTCCCTGAGTACAATAATCCAGGTCAAGGGGTTGATACTATCATTCCCGATAACGAAGCTTATACGACTTCGATTTGGTTAGGTGACGATGATTGTTGTGCAGGTAAATCTTTTGAAGAAAAATATCAAGGTAACCTAAATAGATGCTGTGGCAAATAAAACCTACTCACTAAAGAATCAAAAGAAGCTTAAAATATATTTAGAGAAGTATGACCCTCAACAACATCGTGACAACAATAACGAATCTCGCGAACGCACATCAGCAGATAAAGAGCGTCTACTTCGGAGATTTAGCGGACTACCTAAGTCGGGGAAGTGATAATGTCTATCCTTCTCTTTATTTTGATTTGACAGGAGGTAATATCGCAGAACGTAGCTTAGTGCTGAACTTCTCTTTGTATTTCTTCGATAGAATGTTACACGAAGAGACTAACGAGACAGAGGTTCTTAGTGATATGTTGGAGGTTTGTCAGGATATTATTGCTCAGTTAAGATCACAGAGTTTTGAGTTCGATGAGGGTTTGAGTGCTACTCTTAACTTCTTTACTGAGGATACTCCCGATTTGTTAGCCGGTGTTCGTGCTGACATTACTTTAGACTTACCCTTCTTGGCGAATCGTTGTGTAGTTCCGAGTTCATATACTTATTGATAAAATATAACCAATGGCGAATAGAAAAATAAATGAGTTAAGTGTAAGGACTCCGAGTCTGACAGACTTAATGATTGTAGGAGATCCAAGTACAGGATATTCCTTCAAGGCTACTCTTGCTGCTTTGAATACGTTAATAGATAGTTCTACCTCTATCGGTGATTTGAATGGTGTTGTAATTACTTCCCCTACCAATGGTCAGGCTTTAGTCTATAACGGAACGAATTGGGTGAATCAATCTATCTCTGTACCTGTTACAAGTGTTTTCGGTAGAACAGGTGCGGTTGTCGCTACTGAAGGGGATTACTCTTTAGACTTACTTTCTGATGTTACTTTAACTACTCCTTCAAGCAATCAAGTTTTACAATATAACGGAACGGCTTGGGTTAATGCTACTTTGATTGATAACGGAATCACTTCTCTTAACGGATTAACGGCTCTTAGTCAGACCTTCGCTACAGGATCAAGCGGAACAGACTTCGCTATCTCTTCTACTACTTCTACGCATACGTTTAATCTACC